TCAGAGATCAGGTTATCATCAGTCGAGGTCGGGGAGTCAGGACCGCCAGCGCCTTGGAACAAGTTTTTATTCATAGTTCTGAGTAAAGATAATTGAGGTGCCAGTGATTGGAGGATTGTTGCGAGACATTCCCAGAACGATTGCACGATCTACAGAGCCGGTGTATTCAATCAATATACGCATGGTTTGACCAGTGGAGAAGTTCAGATCATACTCACCCGCTACGAGTGGTACTGTATCAAAGTTGACAAAGGTCTCCTGTTCAGACAGCATATCCTCTGAATAAGACATACCACGGAAGATGCTTTCAGGTTGACTGTAAACAATCGCTGGAACTTCCAGTGGAAGATCCACTGGTGCCGCGCTGTAAGTCAACTCACCATTGTTTGTGAAAGGGGAGCTATACCATTCGGCTGGTGCAGTGTTAAACACACTGGCGTCAATATCAAATGAGATGTAATGACCATAAGCTTTGCGACGACCATAGATCATTTGAATGCGGGTACCAATGGCTACTGTGTTTCGACCGTTACCAAGGTATTTTGATCGCTCTTCATTTGAGGAATTAATAGACGGTTGTGGAGCCAGCATCTGTAGGACACCACCGAGAATCAATGAGGCACCCATTTGAATCAGATATGGTTGGGCTGTGAAGATACCAACTACTACTAAAACTGATCCAAGGATGACTTGCCCAAGTCCACCTTTACCTCCACCACCATCCATAACTGGGTGAATGTGTAGGACATCGATCTCGCGTCGATCATACAAAGCATCAACCGAATCAAAGCCCTCAACTCGAACAAGGTGACGTTGACCATCCTTGCGTTGAAGAGCTGGGATCAATTCCAGGGATTGAATAGCCTCGGCTGCGGAGTTCGCAAATACCCGGATTTCATTCGGGTAGAGGTCCTTCAGGGGGCCGTGTAGGATGATAGTTGTCATATTTCAAGAGTATATCACCGGACATTCCGAAGCACCAGATTTCTGTTTCCGCAACTATATAATGTTTCAGTCGTGGATAAAGCCTAAAAGACTTGAAGTCAGCAACTGATAAGTTTGGTCCGGTAGTTGGGTGGGTATGCCATGTGGCTACAACTTCATCAACTCCTAGCAATGTAGAATCCATTGCGAAAGCATGAAAAGGGTCAGGATGAATGTTATCAAGTTCGACTATGGAATTATCCTTGAGAATAACCCCACAACGTTCTGGACCATTAGGGTTGTGAAGTGCGAATAATTCTTGCACGAATGTGCTCCGGTAAAATAGACATAGCATCTGTCTTAGGCTTGTTGAGATGATTAGCTTTACTGATCTCTGGATGTCGGACAATCATCAGCAAGCGAGAAGTCCATTTATCCATAAGAGCTTCCTCACACGAGAAACGCTGATAGACATGGTGAATAAACATTCCATTACCAACATAGATGCCCACATGATTGGCTCGTCCGTTTATCAGTGAGAAAACCAAAGCATCTCCGAGCTTCAATCCTTTGATGTTGATTCCTATGTTCTCCCAACCATCAGCTTGCAGGCAATCATTTATGAGGTCAATATCCGGGTCATTCCACCAACCATCAGGTCGAGCAAAGTTGAGCAAGTCCAGGTTGTATAATTCTTTGAAGTATCGGACAGCTAAACCATAGCAATCCTGAGATCCCGACTTATAGGGAAGACCCAGTAAATGTTTGTATGAGTCGCGCAACATTATCGCAGACTCACAGTAGGGAATTCAGGAGGGTAAAAACTTCGAGCTGGAAGACTGAAGTTGGCACCGTCAATTGGTGAACGCAATTCGAATACAGCCATGTCCTTATTAAGCATGGTAACTTTCGACATTACCCAGACGCTTTTGGTGTAAGCTGCAACCCCTGCTTCCAGGTCACTGAGCAAGGTTCGATAGCGAGTAATCAATGCTCCATCAACCTTACCACTTTCAATCCACAATGAGAAGATACCCGATGGGTTGACGATACTGAATTTTGGGCGTGACATTTCACCACTGCTATTCTGGGAAGACTCTGACACTTTGCATGGTAGAAAATCCCAGGTGTTTCCTAACCATGTGAAAGCGTTATGTGGTGACAGATAAATCGTCGCCTGACTTTCATCTACAAAGTCGATTTTATAGAACTCTCGAATACCACGTGACTCTAACTCGTAGGCATCGAACTGTTGTGAGATGGGAAGCTTAGCCATTAGAAGTCCTGGTAATTGATCTGGATGAGGTCAGTTTCAGGCGAGGATTGCATACCTGGACGCTCAATAAATTCTACCTCGATATTCTGCACAGCTCCATCACCTCCGTCAACACCTTCTGGAATCACGAGTGGTTTGTTAAAACTCACTGACAAATTCCCATAAACAGGATGCGGATAAATGAAGGTTGCCCACATCTTGTGAAGGGCATAAAAATCCTCCAGTCGTGCAAGGTTAATATCAGGGTAAATAGTTTTGTCTAATACTCCATTTGTCATGAAGTATTTCAGTGCGTAAAAGCGGAGTTTAAAGATCCGCTGATCCGGTGAAGACGGCGCCGCTGTGAACTGATAGCTCCCTCCCAACTTCATGCGGAAGGAACTATCAGGGTTCTCAGTACTGAACTTATGAAAAGGAAAGTCAAAGGTAGCCATGGTCTCTTTAGATTTGGTTAGTCATTACTTGTTTGATCAGCTTCTTAACAGAGCCACCACGTATGATGTCATCCGAGATAGCGACAACGATATCCTTCGGCCCCATGGTATTAGGTTGCTGATCAGGCGAAACAACCCATACGTTGACAACACTACCTTGACCCTTTTCTTCCGAGCCTGGACCCTTACTAGTACTGGAGGATACCACGGAGTTAGAAGCCTGATTCAGAGAGTGGAGGTAGTCACTACCAACAGCATCAACAGCGGTTTTCTTCAGAACAAACTCTCCAGGCATCAGTATTGCTGGTACTGAATCACGACCCTGTTTGCCGCCGCGTACTGGACCACCAGTTGCGTAAGCCTTGACCCGCTCCAGGCGACCTTCCATGTTGATGTAACCACCTGACGCAATTCCCCTCGGGGCTACATTTGAGGCTCCACCTCCACCCATAAATGATCCAGCGAGGTTCATCAAACCTTCAATGGCTTGCATCGCCATTGCTTGCGAAACGATATCCAGCATAGCTTTAATGATACCTGTTGCCATATCTTTAAACGCATCTTTAACACTCTTCGTACCATCAACCAAGGATGTGAATACAGTTGCCAGATTTCCGGTAATGTTACCAAGGATAGCTTCCATACCATTCTCAATAACAGCAATGGCATCCATGTTGCCTACGGTTTCTTCCCACTTGGCCCAAACATTATCAAGTGCGACCCCGATGTTTTTCAGGCTCATTTCCTGTGGAAGAACCTTGGTGTTTTCAGCGATCCTAACTTCCAGAGACTCACCATCTTTGCGTGCCGAGCGACGATCCTTTTGGGTGCTATTCAAATCCTTTTGAGCTTCAGTAACAGCTTCCCGTTGTTTAGGAAGAGCATCTTTCAACTCACTCATGCGCGCACGTTGAGCTTCTGTGATAACACCCCCATTGGCTTTCTGGAGGGCTTGCAGTTCATCCAGTTCCTTCTGGTTCTTTTCATACTCAGCAGTTGCAGTTTGAAGAGTAGTATTAAGGGTCTGAATTACTTGACCAAGGGATTCGATAAACTCCTGGTTTTGTTGCAGCTCGATTCGAGTAACACGAATGATCTCATTTGCCATACGCTGTTTGAGCGTACCGATCTGTGAGATCGTTCCTTCAACTGAAACACCCTTACCAGCACCGTTAGCTCGTGTGGTATTGGTAGCACCACCATATGCTGATTCAGTGCCACCAGTGCTGCGCGTCGATACACTTACACCAGCAGGACCAAAGGTTGTGCGAACGTTGTTGCTGTTTTTGTAGTTGTCAATTCCTACTACGTTACCTTTAACAACTTCCAAACCACTATTGGTCGAGTAGGTATTGGACGTAGTAGAACCAGATACAACCTTGGTACGCTTGCCGAGTGCTGCTTCACGCTCCAACTGCCGCAGAGCTGCTGACTCTTCGTAGATGCGTTCTTCGTTCGCAAACTTCTTATCAGTCAAGCCCTGCTTTTGCTTGTTCAGAGTATCTTCCATCGCGCGCAGAGATTCAGCAGCGGCACCGCTGAATCCTTTGAACGACATGATGAACTGCTTTGCTCGCTCCGCAAAGTCAGCACGAATCGCTGTGATCTCAGCACGGAAGGATTCAGACAATCCCTCACGCTCAGCAATAGGAGCATTGGCAAGATCAATAGCCTGCTTTGCACGTGCAGCCTCAATGGCTTTATCTCCAGCCTTGATCACCTTCTTAACACCTTCATCCAGCAGCTTCTTAGAAACTTCAGCATCACCGGACAAAGCTGCGTCACCTTTCAAGGTGTTTGCTTCACGCAGGAGTTGTGCTTCCTGAAGTTTGTACATGCGTTGACGAACTTCAGAGCCAACATCCTGTACACGACGATTACCACCACTTGCCAGTTTGCTTCGGGCGCGAATGTCCCCAGTCTCTTCGATGGATTGCTCAGCAAGATACTTCTCATCCAGGTCGAGAATACCTCGGGTCTTGAACTTCTTGTCCAAAGTGGCAAGGTCTTTGATCGCCTGAGCCTGAGCAGCTTTAGACGTAGACTTATCTTGTGTCAGAGCTTTCAGAACCCGCGCTTCATCATCATACTTTCGCTTCGCTTTAGCTTGGGTCTCATCCTTACTCTGTGTGATGTCACGCTTAAGACCGGCTGCGAGACCGCGTACGGCTGTAAGATTATCGATGACAACCGAGCGGTTAAACTTCGGATCATCACGATCTTTTTCCAGTTGATCAATGACGGTTTCGAGCTTAGCGATTTCAGCTTGAGCAGCAACGTAAGCATTATCAAAGTCGCGCAGCTTATCACCCGTTGGTTTGTTCCGACCACGGAAGTTACCACCCAGTTGTTCTTTGATTTGTTCAACAGTAAGGGTTTGTCCACCGACATTAATTGTGCGCTTATCATACTCACGACTGGCAGCACTGTTCGCTTGGATAACACCAAGACCAGCGCCTTCAGCCCTGGAGGTTAGCAACTCCGTACGGGCACGTGCAAACTGGTTGACATTCTGAGCAAGGCCTTCCAGCAGCATTGCATTACCAGCGTTCGGACCTGTGGTTGCACCCTTAGCTTCTTTTCTGAAACCTTCAGCGATCTTAGTAGCAATGGCTGCAACATCAGGAAGGTCCTTTGCATCAATGGCGTTACCACCAATGATTTGCTCACGTGCAGAGCGAAGTTTTTCTTTCTGACTATCCGTACTAAACTTAGAGTTCTTAGGATCAAGAGCAATGTCGATATTACGAATAGCACCTTTCTTACGAAGAGTGTCCAACTCTTCGGTCGCAGTTTTGTTCTGTAATACCTGAAGCTTCGTGTTCTCATCAACAGCCAGTTTCAGTTTCTCATCAGCGAGCAGACGCATCTCACCACGGAGTTCCTTCAACTTCGAAATCATTCCAGAGTAAGTCTTAGTGGTCTCATTCGCTGCAAAACCAATGTTACCAAACTGGGATTGAAGCGCCATACCCGTTGTAGTGAGGTCTTGCTGCGCAAGTGAGGCGTCCTGTGACTTGTAATTCAGCTCCGTGATCTTGTTGGTTAAAGAGTTGACAGTATCTTGTGTAGATGTGAACTCACCTTTAGCTTCAGCAGAAGCAGCCTGCATCTTATCCATCTCTTCGCGTGCCTCACTAGAAGCACGAGTAAGAGCATAGTAGGCAATAGCAGCAGCACCAATGATGATGCCAATACCAGTCATGATACTGAGTCCACCAATTGCAACCATCAGTCCTCGGGTGATGGCCGTCAAACCTGCCATTGCTGACCCGAGAAGAGTGGTAGCCACAACGCCTTGAGAAGCGGCGATGGTGTAAGCCGCAGCTCCAGCCATCACTGCTGCACGCAGGCCGGTCCAGGCCGCAGTCATGGTACCCAGGACCGCTTGACTGGCTCCCAGGATGGTAAGGGACCGGGCCGCTGCCATGGAGGCCGTGGAGACCCCCAGCAGGGCCAGCGCGCCCGATACCAGGGTGCTGGTATAAACGACCAGTCCGCTAATCAGGACGCCGCTGAGTAGGCCCCCAAGTACCATCACGGTCGTCTTATATTCCGACATCAACTGGATACCTGTTGCCATTTTGTCAGCAATGACAGTCAGCAACGATCCAAGGGGTTCAAACCCGACCACGGCCAAGTTACCGAGTGAGGTGGTCAAACGTGTGGACTGAGACTTGAGCGAGTCCATCTGGATCTCGTTTGCCTTCATACCAGCCTGTGTGTTCAACAGCAGACGGTACTGATTTTCCATGTCATCAGGATTGGCAATCAGTGCGTTAAAGGCAGCAGCACCTCGAACGTCAAAAGACTTGATTGCATCACTAGCGATAAAGCCTGCCTCACGCAGTTTGCGTGCAACACCAATCAGACCATTGGACTTAAAGTCCAGGTCAGCCATCGTCAAACCAATGCGGCTGATGGTAGCGATAAACTCTTCAGAAGGCTTCTGGGTTTCAACCAGGAACTGACGGAGACCAGTACCCATTGTCGAACCGGACTTGATACCGGCGTTCGACATCGCAGCCATCGCAGCCGTGGTCTCTTCAAACGAAACACCCATCTGTGCAGCAGTGTTACCAGCGTACTGGAAACCCAGTGCCAGCTTCTCAACTGAGACCTTGGAACTGTTGGCCGCAGCGGTGATCTTGTTGGCAATGTCCGCAGTCTCCGATGCCTTCTTGTCATATACACCGATGACAGAGGTAACCAGATCCACTGCTTGTGCGAGGTTGGTACCAGCGGCAGACGCCAGCATGGTTACCGATTGAATCGACTCACCAACCTGTCGAGCTGTAAGACCAGCCTGACCCAAAGTAAGTGCAGCACCAGCTACTTCAATAGATGTGAATTTACTGGCCGCAGCAGTGGCCTTAATCTTTTCTTCCAAGCCAGTCATCTCTGTGCGCGTAGTCGCGGTCACAGCTTGGACGTTTCGGAATGCGGCTTCGAGTTCAACCGAAGTGGTAATGGCAGAGCGAATAGATCCGGTAAAGCTATTAAGCAAAGAGTAGTTTGCCATCAGCGATGCTTGAACAGCCATCAGTGAGGCACCACCAATACCGCCAATGCGCGCCATGTTTCGATCAGCTTGATTCTGCTGAGCTTGCTGATTACCAGCGCGGTTACGAGCCTGGACTTCTTGAGCAATTGCAGCACTGATCGCATTGCGAAGGCGCAGCGATTCAGCATCACTCAACTGACCCTTCATTTGAAGATCGGTCAGTTGCTTCTGCAAACTGAGAATAGTTTGTGCAGCTTGTACACGAGCAGCATTGCCTGTGTCAGATGCAGCAACCTTATAGAAACCTGATGTCTCAGGTTTCACGTTAGCCTGTTGATAAACAGACTTCAGTGCATTCTCTTCAATCTGACGCTGACGGCGTGCCTGTTCCTGCTGTTGGAAAGCCGGGTTTGCAAGTAGTGAAGTACGGTTAGACAATTGCTGGAATTGGAACTGTCCGGCTGCACGACCAGCGGCTGAGAGGTCTAGGCCCTCACGCAATGCGCGACCTTGAGCGGCAGCAGAGTTTAACAGTTTATACTGCATCTCCTGCTTAGCCTTGAGCGCGAGGTTAGAACGAAGTGCTTCAGCATCTTCCAGACGCTTACGTTCCGCAGCTTGACGGCCCAGTAGTTGGTTCTGTTTGAGTGCAGCATCTTCCTGCATACGGCGACGCTCTTCCAGCGCCGCTTTCAATGCAAGGTTCTTATCACGCTCAGCCTTCTCAAAACCTTTGGCGTTTGCTTCGATCTGTTTCAGTTCTGCTTGACGCGCACGAAGAGCTTCAGCCTCTTCCATCTTGCGGCGTGATGCACGGATACCAGAATCTCTTGCTGCATTTGCCGCCAGTGCTTGTTCGTGTGCCTTCTCCATCGTGACTGCATTACGCAGTGCATCGATGTGCTGATTTAAAGCCTTGGTATTGGCTTCGATCTTTGTCTTGTATTTCTGGAGTGATCCATCAGCATCACCCTTCATACTCATGGCTTGTTGTACGGCCTGGGCGGCTTTCTCCAGTTCCTTGAGCTGGCGAATACCCTCCTTAGCCGACTTGGTGTCAAGGCCGAAGTTACCCTTCTCAATTCCAGCTTGCTTCTGCATGTCTTTGTAGACACGCGCAAGTTGGTTCATTTGAGTGAGAAGTTCATTCGCCTTTTTAATGTCCTGGTCTTTGACAATATTAATACCGCTATCAACGGTCTTAATATTCTTCAATTCTTTGGACATAGCCCTCAACGCAGTATTGAGCTTTCCGATCAGCTCTGCATTGTCCTTTGCAGCGGAGACTTTTTCGAAGGCATTGCGCGCTTCATTAGCTGTCTTCTTAAACCCTTCAGTCATATCCTTTTGCAGTGCTACTAAACTCTGCAAAAGTTTAGTAGCATCACCAGCCTGGATATCGACTTTACCAACCACGGTGGCGTTGAAGGTTTTGTTTTGACCGACCATTTGGTTTCTCGCAAATAGAAAAAGGGGATAATCTGGATTCTACCAGACTACCCCCTCTTATTGCTATCCGAAAACTTTGGCCATGGCGTTTTTTAATTCCTCGGCTGACTTTGGCTTCATCATATTCACATTAGGATCTTCACCCTTTTCACCCTCTCCAAGTGCGAGTTCCGCAACCTTAAAGAATGTCTGAAACTGTTGTGTGATTAAAGCTTGTTTCTCCCCGATATACAACTTGGCCTTAGTCTTCAGGTCATCATATGTGATGTCCCAGAAGATAGTTCTATGTAATTGACTTGGCGTTGAATTAAACGCCAAACATGCTAACTCTTCGAGGCTGAGTTTTCCAGCCCAGCTTGTGAAGATTTCAAGCTTAACATCCTTGCCTGATTCTTTGCCTGGAGCGCTGCCGACTTTTCCAGCGCCCCCAGCGTAAAATCCAGCACGTGTTCCGATGCAAAGTCGAGCACCAGTTGTACGTCTTCCAGCGAGATATCACAATCACCTGGATCACAAGGCGTAACTACCTTCCCACCTTTGCTGCGTTCTGCCAGCAACTCTCCCAGAAACATATCACGCATCTCAGGGTTAATCTGAATCATTGGAAGCTGGTCCACACTTCCTACCAGATAGGCAAGGCGATTGAGCAATGCAAAAGACATGAAGACTTCATGCTCTTTTCCATTCACTGTTACGTGGCAAGACATTGGTAGCTTTTGTACAGGGGTTTCCATTTAAGGTTCCTTTTGGTGGCGGGTGGTTAATTCTGGTGAGTATATATTCTATTTTCCCAAAAGAAAAGCCCCGCTTTCGCGGGGCTTTTATTCAGCAGGTTATTACTGACCGGCGAGCAGCATGGCCTTCGCAGG